TCTTTGGAGCCGAATGTTTTCAAACGCTATGGTGCTTATGTTGAGCCAAGTTTTGCGAGCCCCGATAACAAAGAAGAGCACCAGCAACGCTACCAAGAACTTTTGACTTCCAGTCAATTGAAAAGAACTGGACAGATCTCATTGCAAGAGCAAATCGAAAGTTCTAATGAAGTGCAATCTTACTTAAGGCGCGCAGGTAGAGGTGCGAAAGGTGATTTCGAGGAGGCGGTGCGTCACAGCGTAGCGCAACAGGACTATGCTCAAAAGATGCTTGCTGATCCGTTTTGGAGCCGCGCGTATGGGGATATAAAGGAAGAAAAAGAACTGTCTTCTAGGGGGCGACCCGGTCCTGCAGATGAAGCAATGCTGCCGAGTGGCTCACCACTTTCTATGGATGATCTTCCGCCATATTGGGGTGCAGCTAATCGTTCTGGTTTGGATCGTAGAGTGCTTGATAGTACCATGGGTGGTGAAATCAGTACACATCAGGTTGAGGGTTCAGCCAGTATAGATATTAATGTTGGACGCAGTGCTCAAGGAAATAGGAAATCATCTTCACTTTTCAAAATGCCTAAGATGGAACGTCAGTCTTCTGGTACGCCAGCCTCACGTGGTCCTGCTGAAGATATAAGTGGAGGAGCAAACAGTGGCATCTATACGTGACCTGAGTCAAGTTGCAGCGGAAAGTGGCCAGCCATCGACAGTATGGCGTGACCAATTATTGCCAGCACGTTTTCGCAATGCCAATTTTCATGTTGAATCTAGTTCTAAAGAAAATGGTCGCCGTATAGTGACACATCAGTTTCCTAAAAAAGAAGATCCATATTCAGAAGATATGGGCAGACAGGCCAAGCAATTCAGCGTGCGTGGATATTGCATCGTATTTCCCTACGATACTAATGTTGATCTATATAAACGTGATTATCGCATTGCACGGGATATCCTTATTAATGAACTTGAAAAAAGAGGTCCTGGTGCATTACAGCTTCCAACATTTCCTAAATCACCTTTGTATGTAGTGTGTCCAAAATATCGCGTCTCTGAAGAAGATCGTTTCGGTGGTTTCTGCGTATTCGATATGACTTTTGTGGAGTTTGGCTTTGCACCAGCACGAAACCAACCAACTGATCCTACTGTAGATTTGATGAACAAGTCGCAAGCTATGCGACAACAAACTCTATCCGCATTAGCACAGCCATCGCCAAGAAAAAATACTGCTGGATTTGGACCAATACGATGAGTGAAGCTAGTAAAGCAGTCTGTAAATTTTGCTATGGCTTGCATTATGAGTCAGTAGAGGCTAGACAATGTACGGTCTATGGCAAAATAGTCTTGTTACATCCGCAATGCAAATTTAGATACGAACAACAGATTGCGGTGGAAAATGTATCGCGATGATATTAAGGAAGCGGTGCCTATTATCACCACTGTGCTTCGAAGCATGTTGGCTATGACAGCTACACGAGGAAGAACCGGTTCAGATCTCCGTGCCTCTATTGGAGTTATCATAACTCATGCTGGAATATTATTAGCTACGAATAAAATTGGTCCACCATTGGATGCGTGTTTCGACTTTGCCAAGCAAGCTGGTATCACATACAAACAGATGGAACGTGTAAGAGAAGTTGCAGAAGAACAGGAAACAAAATTGCTAGGCGCGACCCTGATTAAAAATTCACTAATCCAATTTGCTCTGGCTACACAAGCGAGTATCATAGCAGAAACAAAATTTGTTAGTCGTCAAGATGTTGAAGATCTTAAGAAAGTCGTCAATAGTTCTTACAATGCTATGGAAGAAATTACTGCTGATGATATGGACCAGATGGTCTATCGTGCAGTGGTGCAATTACATGCCGCGGTCATTTGTTTTCTAGTTGAAACGGCACGGCCATTGCCCCGTATGTTGAGATACCATTTCACAGATACTATTTCTTCACTAGCGATGGCATATAAGCTTTATGATACTGCTGGTAGGGCAGATGAGTTAAGGGATGAAAACAAAATCGTACATCCAGCATTCATGCCGCGTAATGGAATGGGGTTATCTGCGTGAGCATTAGTCAAGATTATACTACAGCACAGGAATATTCTGAACTGGCTGTGCTCAAGGTGCGCGGCCAAGTGTTTGATGATTGGGAAACGGTGTTCGTGCAACAGCGATGGGGAGAGTCTTATCCCATATTTAGATTCACATGTGCTGAGCGTGAACCAGTTCCAAATCTTGAGCCTGGAAAAGACGTAACGGTCATATGGGACCTGTTGCAATTTCGTCCGGGTGATAGCTGTACAATTTTTCTTGGTGGTGAGCTAGCACTCACTGGTTTCATCGAGACACGACAAGTCGCATATGATGCTGATAATCATGGTGTCATGCTTATCGGTAAAGGCAAACAAGCTTGGTCCAATAAATCTAGTGTGTTCCATGAAACGAATAATTTTGATGGAAAAAATCTTGTTCAGGTAGCAGAAGAAGTTTACAAGGCTTATAATCAACCTGTCAAGGTGATACCGACAATTGATATGACACCATTTAAACGATTGCAAGCTGAACAAGGTGAAATCACTTGGGACTTCATTGAAAAAGCTTGTCGTCATCGCGGGGCTTGTTTAGGCACGGATGAACTAGGGAATATTCTATTGATTGGTGATCACAGTTATCCTATCGTGCAGCAGTTGGTTGAGGGTCAAAATATTTTAAAGATGAATTGTACGATTACTGAACAATATAAATATGAAATTTATGATACTAAAAATCAAGGTGCCGCAGATAGTGAAGACAATGGTGCCAAGCAAGCAAACCAGAAGGCGACTGCACCAGGAACCGCATCTGTTAGTAGTCGTTTGATAACAGTATGTGAACTCCCAGTATGGGGTCAACCAGAATGTGTGATGCGTGCCGCGCACGAAGCCAAATGGCACGAGTCAACATTTATTGAAGCGACTGTTACCGTGCAAGGCTGGTTGCGTGATGGAAAGAAACTTTGGAAAGCAGGTGATGAAGTGCTGGTGACTTCGCCAATGGCATTGTTGAATAACCAGCAACTGAAGATAGCACAAGCCACCTTTACGCAAGATTCTAATGCTGGTACATTGACTACGTTGGAACTAGTGAATCCAGGCAGGTTGAACGGTAAGCCTATCTTTGCGCTGACCGATGTTTCATCCGCAGTCTATGGCACGTTCAAGGGGGGAGCTAAGAACGTTTCTGATGTTAATCCTAATCCATCACCGGGACCAGCAGAAAAGCCTCCGGAAGCAGATGTCAGTATTGGTGATGTTGAGATTGGAGGAGAATGAGTAATGCATCGTATGACACCATTGCAAACTAGTCACCGCTCTAATGCTGGCGGAGGCAAAAAGGTATTGGTGGATGAAGCTAACGATGGTGAGACCATGCAAGAGATGAAAGGCACAGCGATGCATGGTGAGTCACGACAGAAAATTGAGGCACCACAGAATTATGGTTTTACATCTGTGGTGGCGAAGGCTGATAAAGACGATAAGGGAAATATCACTGGTAGTGCTGAAGGGATTATGTCTGCTATTGGCGGTTCTAGTTCACATGCTGTCGTTGGTGTTATGGATGATCGCCGTCATCGGTTAAAAGATTTGAAGCCCGGTGATAGTGGAATGTATCGTGGCAAAGATGATCGCCAGCAATTTCACATGGCAGAGGATGGTAATTATTTATCTGCACGTAACGATCGCAAGACTAGAATAGCATTGGTTGAACCACCAAAGCAGGATGATCAACAGCAGCAAAGTTCGCAATCACGTGGTGGTGGCGGTACGAGTGGCGGTAAGGACGATAAGAAAAGCAAGAAACCTACTGGCCAGAAACCTGCTATGGATGATAATAAAAAATCAAATATTGCATTCGAACAGAACGGCAAAGAAACATTCTCGCAACACGGGGATTACTACAATTCTGTGCGCGGCGGCAGTGATAGCAGCACATACTACCAGAACCGCAAAAAATCGACGCAAGCGACAGACGAGCATGTGCACGTGCGATTCAACGATAATCGCATTTGGGTTGACAAGGACGGGCATTGGTCCGAAATGCCGATCTTGCAAAAGAAAGATAAGCATTGTAAGGATTAACCCGTGCGCTGGTGGCTTAATACCGATCATAAGGCATTCGGACTTGACAACGCGTCTGTCCAAGGCTTGGACTTTTCCGCGCTCGACCCTGACATTTGGATGGTACAATGGACTGATGGGCGGGGTGAGATTGAACGACAAGATATCGATGCTAATGAAAATCTAAATGGGCTGCGCGAAAACTTCATCGACGTAATGCCCTATGCGCCGCTGTTCCGTCAATTCTTGCAACTCACGCCAGATTTGTCTCTTGAGCAAGCTAAGAAAATTCAGATTGAATTGGTCAATACGATCTTTGACTCCAAGCGGCAGATGCCGTTTCACTACGCAGTGGCAGCGGGTGATTACTGGTGGGATGCGAGTGACGCTTCTATGGGCGCAGCAACCATTCCATCAATTCAGAATATCAACACATCACTCAATAATACGATTGCGCAGGTCAATGCTATTCTTAATCATTTAAATTCTGTTATCAGTTTGATCAACAGTGGTGTTAGTGCAGTCGGTAATTCGCTGGCTGTGCAGATCAATCAATCCATTGTTGATGCAACCAATAATGCGCTCAATACCGTTAACGGACTTTTCATTAATATTAATTCTGTCATGGCGGACACTGGCAATTCAGTTGTCACACACATCAACGATGTTATTTTGAGTACCTATGGTGGGACTGTTAATTCAATCAACTATGGTCTGCACACGGTCGTGCTTGCTACTGATATTACTGGTGCTAAGGGAATTAGCGATAGTATCGCGGCGGTGCCGTACAGCTTCGGGCATGTCGGTACTAATCCATACTTTGACAGTTATGTCAGCGCCAGCTTTGCTTCGTTCAGCAGTTTAGGTCTCGCACCGCTTCCACCGGTATCAGGTACAAATGTGCAATGGATACCAATCGGTTCAACAACACCAGTCAACGTGACACCAGCGGAGCAGCAAGCAATCTTGCAAGGTATCGCGACACGTACCAATCAACTCAACTTAGTTCGTAACAGTAAGAACGCTGCAATCAATGCTCTGACAACTATCGATGCTGTCATTAATTATGATGTGACCACTGGTTGGCCAGCGACACCGATGCCACCCGGTTTCCAGCTATGGCAGCCGATGTCAAATGGTGGTGGTACCGCCAGCGTTGTGTTCACCGGCAGCGGCACAACATCAGGAGGCATACCAGAAGCACCGAGTGATGGTGTCACCTATGGCCGCAAAGATATGACATGGAATCCTGCATTGGCAAAATCTGGTGACATGCTCGATGGAGGAAGCTTTTGAGTGACACCATCCGTATCAGGCGGCGGGTGTCGGGCGTTGCTGGTCCACCCTCGACTTTGGCTAATGCTGAATTAGCGTACAATGAGATTGATAATAAACTCTATTATGGCAAGGGTGATGATGGAAATGGACAAGCCACCAG